AATTTGTTGATGATTTAAAGAGTGGTAGTTTTACTAACAATGCATTAAGTGAGAAGTATGGAGTATCATTAACCACGATCAAATTACATAAAAGAAAATATTAGTTTTATTTTATTTCCCAAGGAAAATGTCCACTTAAAATACAAACAATCCAAAATTTACATCTACATATAAAACTTACAAAGTATAATCTTATAAGTCCAATTATTACTTTGATCCACATATATTCCCAATGTCTAAATTGTTTATTTTGCGTAAATAAATTAATAATAAACAGTTTCGGGTTTGTTTTTACGAATAATAAATCTTCTTTGTATCTGGATTTTACATCCTTTAATGTAATATAGTCTTTCATATTTTTATTCGAAAAATTCGTTGGTAGATGTTACAACGATTTCTTGTACTTCTTCTTTGAACGAAGTATCTTTGGGGTAAGGTAGAACTTTATGTTTAAGAGATTTAGTCAACTTTTTATTTTCTATTTTGTTACTGATAAACTTGATATAACGATGTTTACCACTTTCTCGTTTGCGCCAGAATGTTCTACCAATACGTTCTTTTAGTTTATCTACGCTGTGTGTTTTCCATCTTGAATATACACTTCTGCTGTGTATCCAATCATAGTTAGGAGGACCAACTAAACTAACACTATAGTTAGGCATTATAGCGATATCTACATAGTTATCGCCTTGATATAGAAAGCCAGTTGCTTGATAGATTGTGCCTGCGTGTCCAGCTTCACTATCCGCATAACTGAGAATACATTTGATGTGGGGATATTCAGTATTTAATAATCTAAAGCTTTCAGCTATACAATAACTTTCTATATTTTTACCATAACCATCTGCAATCCACAGTCGTGTTAATTCTAACACATTGTTATTAGTAAGTAGTGAAGAGATACTGGTACTAGCATTTCTACCCACGGCGTTTCCATATACTAATACACCTATTAATCGTTCGTTAAAACCACCAAAGAATGTACTCTCTACATATTCTTTATAGTATACTCCATAAGCTACAGTACAAAGAGACCACTTGTGTGTATAATGATTCTTTTCAATAAGAGTTTTTGCAACATTCTTATTGATGCTTTTGATGTAAATTAATGTGGGGTCAAAATACTCCGACATTATTTCAGTATAACCATATAACTCTAACTGTCAAGATTTATATTATATAAAAAAGACCTTTGGAATTATATACTACAGTTCTAATTTTGGTAGCATTAATCTTATTGATACCAAGTCTATCTATTACTTGAAATGGATCAGGGTGATTATTTATAGGAGCTGCCATAACTCTATCCTTTATTTTGTATACATCCAAGTCTGTATTAACAATACTTGGATGATATTGTCTTACTAAAGGCATTGTTCTCATACTGGTTTATTTGTTGTTGGTTCTGCTTTCTTTACTCTACTAGATGGAAATGATTTGTTACCAAAATCACTACCGTGTAAACTATACAAATGCATAACTACACCGTGTTTTACAACCACATCCCCCAAGTCATTTACTAATACATATGGTGGTCTATCATATTTTAACATTACTGCTGAACTAACCAACAAATGATTGCTTTCACCTGCATCCATTACTCTTTGAGCATAGTTGATACCATCACCACTGATATTGAGATTGCCATTAATATCTTCCATTGGTATTACAGGTCCACAATGTACACCCATTCTCATTTGTAAATCCGGTCTATCCTTTACTGCTTTAGCTATAGTAACTGCACAATTCATTGCATCTTCCAAATAAGTAAAGAATCCCAATACCATACCGTCACCAGTAGGTAATATAATTAACTTTTCAAGCGCATTAGCTGTTTTGTATTGCATTGTAGACTTAACCAATGTACCCAAATCTTTACAAGCCTTCTTTTGTTCATCTGTTGTTTTCTTACTATAAGCAACAATATCCATAAAGAATATATAACCTTCTTGTTCTACGTCCAATTGCAATCTACCAGATTTGACTTCTACATCAACTTGTTCAACTTTCTTGACAACTTGTTTGACGGGTTTAACAACTTCTACCTTCTTTTCTTCTTTCTTTTCTACCACTGGAATATCTTTAAGTTTCAAGAAATCTTTCCAGTTAATTTTCTTAGCTGGTGCATCTTTTTTCTTTGGTTCTTTTGATGCTTGTTCTTCTTCGTGTTTCTTTATTGCAGCTTCTTCACGATTACGTTTTTCAACAAACAATGCAATTTGCTTTTTAACTTCATCTGTGATGTATATGTTTACATCTTTTCCACCACCACCAATATCGTGTTTCTTTTTTCTTTGAGCACCTTTGGATTGCAGATATGTTTGCATTTCTACATTACCCGTCTTAAATGCCAAATCCAACGGAGCAATTTCACCTTTGAAATCTGCACCGTTAACATTCGCACCCAAATGTACCAAAAATTCCACCATATCAACATCGTTAGCGTTAACGGCATAATGTAGTGGCATCCATCCATTCTTTTCATCTCTGCCATTGATTTTACCATCTTTATCAAAGAACGATTGTACACCTTCAAAATCTCCTGTTTCTGCGCAGAAATGAATACTAACACCTCCTGCGGATTTAGCACCGTACTTATTCAATAACTTAACAATGTCACCTCTATTGGTATTGGATAGTACGTCAATAGGATTATTTTTACCCAAGAAATCTTTCTTGTTAACATCAGCTCCTCTTACAATTAGATATTCAACCAAGTGTTTTTGTCCGTAATTTACTGCATAATGTAGTGCGGTCCAACCTTTGCCAGCGTCAACTTCATTGATATCAAATCCCTTGTCTAACATTTCTTCAATAGAAACGATATCACCATTTTTTGCGGCTAAATGGAAACTACTACCGCTACTGTATTTTGCACCTCTTTGTTGTAGTATTTCTGCGATATTTTTAAAACCTTTTTGTTCAGCTACATCCAGTGCTGTATTTTTACTGGTCCAATCTTTACAGTTGGGATCTGCACCGTGATTTAACAGTAGTTTTACGATTTCCACTTGATTTTCTTCTACAGCAACAACCAATGGTGGATTGCCTGTATCATCGTCTCTTTGATTGACATCTACTTTTTCTTTTTCGATACAGTTGTAGACGTTATCGTATAACCCACGTTTGATGTGGGTAAAAATGTTAATAGCCATAGTTTAATTAGTAAATTAGTCTTTTTTGAAACGGCTTAAATCCAATTGAGGTAGTGGTTTTTCTATGTTTAGACCAGCTAGTCTTTCATTTTGGATAACTAATTTACTTCCGCCTACAACCTTACCATCTACTACGTCATATATGAAAAATACAGTTTTTGTAAGTCCCACACGAACAATTCTGCCGGGTTTGCCATCAATATATACAACATCATCTTCTTTGTAATCGGACCCAATAAACATAAACAGTGCCGCGGCAAGTTTTTCAATGCTTGATTTAAACATTAGAATTACTAATCCCGCTACGAACATCCAGACATATTTGCCTGTCATATCTTGTGCGGTTGATTCTAGTACCTGTTGAGATATTACGTGTGCTGTATTTGTATCCATAATCGTCTTTAGTTTATTAACACATAACATTTGTTAACAATCCAAAACAATTATATAATAAATATAAATATTAATTTATTTAATCCACTTTTGTTCTTTTAGAATATCATCAATCAATTCTTTTTCGGAACTATCCATTTCTTTATCAAATCTTTTCAATACTTCAGTCAATGGATATACTCTATCAGGAGATTCTTTTTGTTTTTCTTTTAGTTCTTGAATTACATCAACTATTTTAACAAGTGGAGACTTGAATTCATCAACTTTGTCTTTTGAAGCGAAGTTAGCCAATTCAAATGCATGTGGAGTTAATGCTTTTACCAAACTTAGTAATCCAGAACCAATCATATTAAATATACTAAATGCTGCACCAGCTGCTGGATGTACTGTTGCTAATATTCTTAATATAACAAATACCACAACAAATATGATAATTGCGGTCATTGCACTAACAAAGAACTTTTTTAAACCCCAAAATACAGCATTAAGACCAAACATACCACTCATAGCATCCAAAGTAGCCTTGCTTTGATCAGCTTCTTTTGCAATTTCTTTTGCTTTATCAGTCATTTGCCATAATTCATCGTCATACTTTTCTTTCAAAGCAGACTTTTCTTTTTGCAATTTGTTTATGATTTCGTCACGTTGTGATAGTAATTGATCACCCTTTTTTCTTTCCTCAGCAACTTGACTGTTTAATAAATCAACGGTAGCTTTTATACGTTTAATTTCATCTATGTGTGGTGATCCAACTATAGAAATTACACGTTCATTGAGTGATTTAGCAGTATCTACTTGTACTGACGGGTTTGTTACTTGACTTAAAGAGTGTTGAATACCTATAGACAAAGACGATGCTTGTACACGTTTGCCTTTTTCTACTTTTTCCAACTCTACCATCGTATTATCTACTTTGGCTTCTTGTTTAGCAACAGCGTCTTGTGCAGTTGTAACTTGCTTCGCCGGTCTAACTTCAGACGAAATACAACCGGTTAGTATTAAAATTACGATGGTGTAAAACAGTTGTTTTTTAAAGTTCATATAATATAAATATTATTTTTTATAATAAAACTAATATTTATCAATATGATCAAACTTAATGACTTAATAGAGAACGATTCGTTGTGTCCGATGGCACATCCTAAGAACATAGAACCAGTGATGAGTTCTTATTTACGTTATCATATTGACAATAAAATTCCACTTAGCGAAAACATTTTTAGAACCTATAGTGAGTCTTATTTTGATTTAATCGAAGAAGTTCGTACTTTGTATTTTCAAAATTTAATAGAATTGTGTGACGCTGACGCTGAATTGGTTGAAAGTGATTTGGGTAAAAAGGCTATATTTGAAGGTAGAGAAGTGTATTTGGATGCGCCTATCGAAGACGAAGAAGATTTATTGATGGAACTTAAGCATAGAGGACGCACTGTTAATTTAAGTAGACCATTTAGAACACCCGGCGGTCCTAAAAAATATGCTGTATATGTTAAATCTAAGAATGGCAAAGTTAAAAAAGTAACATTTGGAGATCCAAATATGAGAAGCAGAGCTAGTAGCAAGGCTCGTCGTAAGAGTTTTGCAGCTAGACACAGATGTAGTCAAAAGAAAGATAGAACAACGGCTGGATATTGGAGTTGCAGAAGTCATAGAATGAAATCGTTGGGTAATAAAGGTAAAGGTAAATACTGGTAATGAGTCTACCGTTTATAGAAAACCCACTGGGTAACAGTCAGTATATAAGAGAATTTAGTTCCGATGTAGCTACTCACGAACTGGAATGGCATATAGATCGTGAAGACAGAACCGTTGAAGTTATAGAAAATAACAATTGGCACTTTCAATTAGATAATAATTTACCACAATTACTTAAAGAAACAATATTTATACCTAAAGAAACATACCACCGTGTAATAAAAGGCACAGGTAATCTAAAAGTAAGAATAACAAAACACATATGAAATTTATTGATTTATTAACAGAAGTTAAAATGTACGAAACACTTGGGTTACCTGATGACAGTATTATCCCACTAGATACGTTTGTATGTGAATGTAAAAATTGCGTAAATCAATCTCTATATGAAGCTATAAATGATACCGATAACAATTTAAAGATATGTTTGACTGAAGCGAACAAAAAGGAGCCTATTAGTTTTGAGTTGGCCGAATTAATGAAGAATATTGCCCGAGACACTCAAGGAAGATTAAAACTGTTGAGTGTATTAAACGATCCAAAAACACTGAAGTCTTTCTTAGATGACAAAGGATATTTGACTGCAATTTTATATTTGGCTCCCTCTGATTCATCAGGTCACGAAGTGTGTCCAAAGAAAAGTCCGGAATGTAACGCTGGTTGTTTGAATTTTGCTGGTAACCCTGCATATCTAAAAGCAAAATTAGCAGCAAGAGCTAGAAAAACTCGTTGGTTGTTTGGTGACAAATTGACATCTGATGAGATGAAAAATATTCCTACAGATCCAAAAATTATAGATAGATTTTATGGCAAAGGTAGACCCGGACCCGAAGGTAAACGTGGTAGAATATTGAATCCAATGCGTCCTGAAGACTTCATTGAAAGATTGCAAATTGAAATGGAGTTTTTGAAAAAAGTGGCTGCTAAATACAATTTAAAGTTATCGGTTAGATTAAACGGTACGAGCGATCTTGATTTTCATAAAAAATTGGAAAGTTGGAAATCTGCAAATCCAGATGTTAAATTTTATGACTATACAGCCGTGTTTAAATGGGCAATGCAAAGTCTTGAAGATCCTTCAAAACCACATATGACTTTTTCAAGAAAAGAAACTTTACAAAACAATATAGAATGTGAAAAATATTTGAAGGCTGGTGGTAATATTTCCGCAATATTTGATGAATTACCAGAATATTATCGTGGTTATAAAGTAATTGATGCAGATAGAACCGATTTGAGATTTTTAGACGATAGTGATCGACCAATTGATCCTGATACAGGTAAACCCGTGGGTGTAATCGCCGGATTAAAGATGAAGGGATTTAGATTAAAAGACGCATTTGCCTTGGGTATAATACAAAATAAGGGACCAGAAGATACATTCGTAATAAGAACCAAGGAATTGAGGAAAAGATTTGGAGATAAGTATTTTACACAAAAAATTCATTGGGGTGATCGCGCACCAACAGAGCCAAACAATATTACTGCTAAACAGATCTATAAAGATAAAATCAAGAATTATTTAAATAAAATATCAAGTAAATTGAAAGGTACAGCTGATAAAACGGATGAAAAAATATGATATGTGAATTAACAAATTATAAACTGTATATTTTTGTTGTTTAGATATTTATAATTAATGAGTGCTAATTTAGATCAAGATAGGGTAAGATGGCCTGGGAGTGGTAGTAGTGTTACTCAAAACACTGTGCCATTTGGTTATTACTTAAGCGAAAGTTGTAACACAGGATCTGGCGAAACTACTTTTGAAAATGATTGTAGTAGTAGTGCTATGTGGGCAGCAAAACGTTTGGGTTATCCTATTGTCGATATTGAAATGATCGATGTTAATTTTTATGCCTGTTTTGAAGAATCTGTATTGGAATATAACCGTGTAGTTAACGAATTCAACATCGTTAATAATATGGTAAATTTACAAGGATTACCACAAAACCAATACAAAAATTTAACAGGTCTAGGAGTAAAAAGTACAGGATTGCCTTTTATAATTCAATTGAGCAAACAATATGGTGCAGAAGCACTTGTTGGTGGCGAATATGAAGTTAAACGCAATTATATTACTGTCAGTGGCAGTGTTAATCCAAGCAGCACACAACAAGTTTATGACTTAAATCAATTGATTGGTAAAGATATTGAACACTTGACAGGCTCTCGTATCGAAGTTAAACGTGTATTTCACCAAAGACCGCCAGCAATTGCTCGTATTTATGATCCGTTTAGTATGACTGGTATGAGTTATAGTAACGTACTAACAGAAATGGGATTTAGCGCATACAGTCCTGCTACACAATTCTTAATGACTCCGATCTTTGAAGACTTGGAACGTGTACAAGCTATTGAGTTTAATGATATGGTTCGTAAAAGCGCATATAGTTTTGAAATTCTAGGTAATAATAAGTTGAGAATATTTCCAATTCCAACCGACAATTTCAAAGTTTATATAGATTATATAGTTGAAAGTGAACGTGATATTACCAACTTTTATAGTGGATCTCGTTATGAATACATTAGCGATCCAAGTGATATACCATACGAATACTGTACATATTGTAAGATAAATCAACCAGGCAAACAGTGGATCAAGAAATATTTCTTGGCTTTGTGCAAAGAAACATTGGGACGTATATTACAAAAATATAGTACAGTACCAATTCCAGGTGGCGAAGTAACTCTTGACGGTGCGGAGTTACGTTCTGAAGCCAAGGAGGAAAAAGACACATTGCTTGATAAATTGAGAGATATGTTGGAAAAAACCTTGCGAGTCAATCAATTGGAAAATAAAGGTAAGGAAAGCGAAGAAATGAATAAGATGCTTTCCAGAGTACCACTACACATTTATATAGGATAATTTATGGCAGCACCTGTATCACCACAATACCCTAAACAAAATCCAGCTTTTAAGCAATACTGGACATCTACACGTAAAGATGTGGGTATTTATAACAATAATTATTCTCCCGGTAGATACTTTTCTCCAAGAGATATAAATTTTTTGGGAAGTGTTAATTCTGAATTAATCGGTGATATAATCGAATGCGTTGTACAAGTATTTAAAATTGCAGCTTATGAAACCAATACCAATATCTACGGTGAAAGCAGTAGTGACAAGGGTAAGGTTTTTTACTCTGGTATAGACTTGAGTTGTTTGGTGCAACGTGAAGACATTAACACAGAAAATCAAGGATATGGACCTGATAGAAAACAAGATATTGTTTACAGATTTAGAGAACGTGATTGTATTACCACGAACTATTTCCCAGAAATTGGCGATTTGGTGCTTTACAATGAACGTTATTATGAAATTGATAACGTAGTTCAAGAACAATTCTTGGGTGGTCATCCTGATAAGTCTTGGAGTTTGATTGTTAATACTCATTACACAAGACTAAGCAAAATTAACCTAGTAGAAAGACAAACATAATTTATGTCTTGGGGTCCAAATACTAATACAAATCCGCCACCAAATCCTATTGAAAACGCATCTGCGCAATCAGATGTTAAAAAGTTCTATAATAGAGCCAACGCAACTCGTCGTGATACAGATAAACAAAAGAATTTTACTGTAACGTTATTGGACGTTGATACAGCTATTATCAACACATTAGATAGTACTTTAAGACTACAAGTAAACGATAATGGTGAAGTTGTCAAGGTGCCAATTATATATGGCAATCCAGAAAGATGGTTTGCTATGAAAAAGTTTGGTCATATCAGAGACAATCAAGGCAAAATATTGTTGCCAGCTGTTATGATTCGTAGAAAAAGTGTAGAAAATAACAAAGATCTTGCAACATTTAATCGTTATTTGAGTTATGAAACCATAATGAATTATAGCGAGAAAAACAAATATGACAGATTTGATTTGATGAACAAAGGTGCGTTTGCAAGCAAGCCAACCAAACAAATTTACAGTGTAAGTTTACCAGTTCAAGTAAATATTACATACGAATGTATCATTTGGACTGATTATGTAGATCAAAACAATAAGCTGTTGGAACAAATCAATTATGCAGCTAAAGATTACTGGGGAGACGCAGAAAGATTTAAGTTCAGAGCCAGAATAGACAGTTATAGCATCGAACAAGAAATCAATGAAGGTGAAGATCGTAATATCAAAACATCATTTGATATAAATGTCAATGCATATTTGTTAAATGAAAATTACATAACAAATTTAGACGGGGTAAAAAATACCACTCAAAAGCTATTTACAGTAAGAAAAGTAATGTTGCAAGAAAATGCAATTGCTAGTGCAGGTGAAATGGAAAACATTTCAAACAATATTATTAAGAATAGCAACAATTTAAAAGATAGTCCATTGGATTACACAGATGTAACAGGTCAAGGTACAATGGCACTAAACGTAAATAAAGTAACAAATTTAGACGGATATAATAAAATACAACCCAGTTTTGAAGGTGTTACCAAAACACCATTTCATCCAGCTCCAAAATCTATCACCGATTATGGAGAAAATGGTTGGTTAGCATATGATTCTAAATATATCTATGTTTATCAATATCCAGCGGGGTGGTTAAAAAGAGAAATTGCTACATTTGATTATGACTATAATAGTCAAACCTATATCAGTGGATACGATTGCAATGGCAATCCTATTTACACAACTGCAAATAAAAGACCAATAAATACCGCTTTTAGAGTATTTCAAAGATTTCCTGACAAATTCTATCATCAAGTACCATATCAATCATCAGATTATGGTGAAGATGGTTGGGTAAGCTACGACGGTAATTATTTTTATATATACAGCGCAGGACAGTGGAGAAGAATACCAATTTCTCTATTTAATTAAATATAATTAATATTTATGTTTTTAACACTTACACGGTGTTACTTAACCGTATCGTTATATTTATAAGAAATGTCAACATTAAAGAAAGATCCATGCGAGGTTTCTCCAATAAAATTGGATAATGCTCTGTATGATTATAAAAAATTAACAGCGACTTTTAAAGATCCTACCACAGAGCTGTTTCTTAAAATAATCGACGAATTACGTAAAATTATTTATTGTCGAACCAGTTCTCAGTTTTTCAACAATGTTGCTACTAAACAAATACCATGCGATCAAAAATCAAAAACTTGGGTATTTGATCATAATTTAAACTCAGATCTAGTATTAATTCAAACATACGACGAGAATTTCAATCAATTAATACCAGAAACAATAGTACTCAATAATGATAATACCGCAACCATAACTTTTTCGTTTGATGCATGCGGATACATCATAGGTGTAAGCGGTAATATCAGCACCAGTGGTACTTCAGGCACAGGCACCAGTGGTAGTAGTGGTAGTAGCGGAGAAAAAGGATCAGCTGGATCAAGCGGAACAAGCAATACAAGCGGCACAAGCGGTACAAGCACATCTTCAGGTACCAGTGGTAGTCAAGGCACAAGCGGTACAAATGGTGAGGGTGGTAGTAGCGGTCAAAGTGGCGATATAGGAACCAGTGGAACTAGTGGAGAAAATGGAAGCAGTGGTACAAGCGGTAGTAGTGGTTTATTAGATGGATCAAGCGGATCAAGTGGTACAAGTACTACAAGCGGTACAACCGGCACAAGTGGCACAAGAGGATCAAGCGGTAGATCAGGCACCAGTGGAAGCAGCGGAACAAGTGGTAGTAGCGGAACAAGTGGTACTAGTGGTACAAGTGGTACCAGTGGTACAAGTGGCACAAACGGTACTAGTGGTAGCAGTGGCACCAGTGGTACAAGCGGATCTAGTGGCACAAGTGGTACAAATGGATCAAGTGGTACAAGTGGTAGCAGCGGATCAAGTGGTACAAGTGGATCAAGTGGTACAAGTGGTACAAGCGGATCTAGTGGCACCAGTGGTACTAGTGGTACGAGTGGTACCAGTGGGTCAAGTGGATCGAGCGGATCTAGTGGCACAAGTGGCACATCTGGTATAAGTGGAAGCAGTGGTTCAAACGGCACAAGCGGCACAAATGGCACCAGTGGCACAAGTGGTACTAGTGGAACAAGTGGTACAAGTGGTACAAGCGGTACAAGTGGATCATCTGGTAATAGTGGATCATCCGGTAGTAATGGGACAAATGGCACCAGTGGTACAAGCGGCACAAGTGGTACAAGCGGTACTAGTGGTACAAGCGGAACAAGTGGTACAAGTGGTACAAGCGGTACAAGCGGTACTAGTGGATCAAGTGGATCAAGTGGGTCAAGTGGATCAAATGGTACAAACGGCACTAATGGTACAAATGGCACTAGTGGTACAAGCGGCACTAGCGGTACAAGTGGTACCAGTGGTACAAGTGGATCAAGTGGGTCAAGTGGGTCAAGTGGGTCAAGTGGATCAAGTGGATCTAATGGAACAAATGGTACCAGTGGTACAAATGGTACCAGTGGTACTAGCGGAACAAGTGGTACTACTGGAAGCAGTGGCAGTAGTGGTCAAAGTGGAACAAGTGGAAGTAGCGGTAGTAGTGGAACAAGTGGCACCGCTGGAAGCAGTGGCAGTAGTGGTACCAGTGGATCAAGCGGTACATCAGGCAGTGACGGTACAAGTGGTACCAGTGGCACTTCTGGAGTTAATGGTACAAGTGGTAGTAGCGGATCAAGTGGAAGTAGTGGTACAGGAGGAAGTAGTGGCACCAGTGGTACTGCAGCTACTGCTGGTACGAGTGGTGAAACATTTGGTACAAGCGGTACAAGTGGATCTAGTGGTACAAGTGGTAGTAGCGGTACCAGTGGATCTAGTGGTAGTAGCGGAAGTAGTGGTAGTAGTGGAAGTAGTGGTACAAGTGGTACTGCGGCTACTGCCGGTACAAGCGGTGAAACATTTGGTACGAGCGGCACAAGTGGATCTAGTGGAACAAGTGGCGCTACTGGTACCAGTGGTACTAGTGGTCAAAGTGGTACAAGCGGAAGCAGTGGATTTAGTGGAACTAATGGTAGTAGTGGAAGTAGTGGTGAAACTGGAAGTAGCGGATCAAGTGGAAACAGTGGTACTCTTTTAATAACAGGAAGCACATATCCAATTACTGCTAGTAGAGCTATAACTGCTAGTTATGCTTTAAATGCTACTGGTGGTGGTAGTTCTTTGTACACTGGTAGTAGTTATCCTATTACTGCAAGTTGGGCATTGTATGTAGTAAATGGAACTAGTGGCACTGCTTCATTGAGTTTGACTAATATTACACGTAGTGGCAATGGCAGTGGATCTGTTTTTAATTTAAATAATAATACATTTACCGGCACAAATTCATTGGTATTTCTTGGCGGTATTACTTTAAATAATGGTGTTGATTATACACTCAGTTCAGGTGTATTGACATTTACTTCCCCACCACTATTAAATGAAGAAATACACGTTGTTAAATTTACTGGGGGTGGTGCAAACGGTACAAGTGGCACCAGTGGTATAGTTGGTATTGCCAATGCGCAAACATTTACAAGCAATGGTATTGTTACACAATATGCGCTTACACAAAGTGTAATACGCAGTTATGATATTATAGTTGCTATTAACGGTGTAGTGCAAAATTACAGTTCAAGTTATACTGTAACTGGATCTACACTCACATTAGCATCTGCACCGCCATTAAATTCAAAGATTGATGTTAGATTTTTGGGTAACGCCGCTGGTGGGGGTGGAGGTGGATCATCATTACACACTGGTAGTAAATATCCTATAACAAGCAGTTGGGCCACTAGAGTATTAACTGCTAGTTATGCTCTTAACTTTGGTAACAGTGTTACACAATCATTCAATAATTTAGCTACTTGGACATTTAATCATAACTTGGGTGAACGAACTGTAGTAATTCAAGCCTATAATACAAGTTATAATCAAATAATACCTCAAAGTATTATATTGGATACAGTTAATAGTGCTAGATTAACGTTCCCAATATCAGCTAGTGGTTATGCTATTGCAACCAGAGGTGGTGTACGAATATTTAGTAGCAGTTATGGTTATTACAACTTAAATACAGGCAGTACTTATCCTATAACCAGTAGTTGGGCTGTTAATGCAGGCACTAGAATTTATACAAGTAGTAAATATCCTATAACCAGTAGCTGGGCTTTCAAAGCAATTACAGCTAGTTATGCTAACAACTTTGGCAATAGTGTAACTCAATCTTTTGGAAGTTCTACAACATGGAATTTTACTCATAGTTTGGGTCAAAAACAAGTTGTCGTACAAGCTTATAATAATGTATATGAATTAATATTACCCACAACAACTAAATGGTTAGATGCAAATCATATAAGAATGATTTTTCCATCGCCTGTTGCTGGAACAGCTATTGCGACGATGGGTGGATTAAGAGTATTGAGCAGTAGTTATAAACTATATACAGGCAGTACTTATCCTATAACCAGTAGTTGGTCAAGAAAAGCAATTACTGCTAGTGTAGCTCTTAATTTATTAAATAGTGACAGTGTAAGTTCTTCTTTTAATAATTCCCCCACGTGGACATTTAATCACAATCTTGGTAGTAAACCAGTATTGATACAAACTTATAATAATAGTTTTAACCAAGTATTACCACAAACCATTGTACTTACAAATTTAAATACGGCTACAATTACTTTTCCTGTATCAAGTAGTGGATATGCCATTGCCACAAGAAGTGGATTAAGAACAATACCAGCTGCATCTAATTTAGCAACAACCGGTAGTAATAATTTTAAAAATAGTCAGACGATTAGCAATGGATATCTGATATTGTCTTATGTATCAGCATCACTAAATTTCGCAAATGATACTGCGGCTGGTACTGGCGGAGTACCACGCGGTGGCGTGTACCGCAATGGAAATATACTACAAATACGAATAACATAAAATTTATAATAACCAATCTCTATTTATATAAAATATGATCATTTACTCACCGACATTATCCGGATCAACTATTTTAAGCGGATCACTTAAAGTAAGTGGTAGTGTTTTTTTTAAAAATACAATAATTGGATCAAGTAGTTACGCTTTAAGATCTTTGACCGCTAGTTACTCACTGAAGTCAGGAGCTGGAGGAACAACTTTAAGTACAGGTAGTACTTATCCTATAACAAGTAGTTATGCGGTAAGATCAATTACAGCTAGTTACGCTTTAAACGCAAATGCTGGTACGAGTGGTACATCAGGTAACAGTGGTACTAGTGGATCAAGTGGCACCAGTGGCACCAGTGGAACAAGTGGTACCAGTGGCACTAGTGGAACAAGTGGTACATCCGGCACCAATGGTTCAAGTGGTAGTAGTGGAAGTAGTGGTATAAGCGGTACTACATTATTTACTGGAAGTACGTATCCCATAACAAGCAGTTATTCGAGAAGATCGATTACAGCTAGTTACGCTTTAAATGCTAGCGGAGGATCTTCTTTAAGTACAGGTAGTAGTTATCCAATTACAAGCAGTTATGCTACTTTTGCGATAAATGCTTTAACTAATTATACGATAGCTACACTGTCAGGTACATCAATTAACTGGACCAATAATACACTTGAAAAAA